AGCCGCCCGCCGAAGCTCAGGGTCAGCAGCAAGAGCCTGCCCAAGCTGCCGATACATCAGCCGATCAACCGCCGAAGTCGTGGCGTTCTGACGAGGCTCAGTCATGGAAAGACCTTCCCGCACCTGCAAAAGCAGCCATTCTACGCCGCGAGGCTGAAACCGCAAGGATCGCGGGCGCCAACGACGCCGAGCGCATGTTCGGACGCGAGATGGCGGATATCTTCCGTCCCCATGTGCAGGAAATCCAGGCGGCGGGCGCAAACCCGCAAATGGCGCTCAAGGTGCTGCTCGCTAATCACAATGCGCTAAGGTCCAACGATCCCAACGTGAAGCTCGCCAAGGCGCGCGAGCTGATGGCCTCCTACGGCATCGATCCCGCTGTTCTTGCACAGCCAGACCCGAATGCGCCGCACCCTGTAGTCGCGCCTTTGATGCAGAAAATCGCGCAGCTTGAGCAGCGTCTGACAGCTCCTCAGCAACAGCAATTCTCCCCCTTGCCCCCGAGCACGGAAGAGAATACTATCATGGCGGAAATTGAGGCGTTCCGAGCCGATCCGGCCCACCCTCACTTCGAAGCAGTCCATCAGCGGATGGGTCAACTGCTCGAAACGGGAGCGGCCACAGATCTGGAAAGCGCCTATCACGCGGCGGTGGCGATGGACCCCGCCCTACGCTCCACGGTAGCCGTCCAGGCGCCGCAGCGAACCCAGGAAGAAAAGACCGCAGCCGCTCGTCGAGCAAGTGCATCGGTCACGGGTTCGCCCGGTCCCGCCGGAAACCCAACGCCGCTGTCCCTTCGAGACGAGCTTCGAGAGAACCTGCGAAGCGCCGGCTTTTCGGTGTGACGCGCTCTAGGGACACAAACCGATGGCACTACTGAACCCCAGCGCGACGATGACCGAATTGGTCACGACCACGCTCAGGAATCGCTCCGGCGAACTCGCCGACAACGTGACAAAGAACAACGCGCTGCTGAAGCGTCTGCGTTCCAAGGGCCGGGTCAAGCCCGTCTCGGGCGGTCGCACGATCACCCAGGAAATCGCATTCGCCGAGAACGGCACGTTCAAGCGCTACAGCGGTTACGAGACCGTCAACATCGCGCCTTCCGAGACGTTCACCGCGGCTGAGTATAACTATGCTCAGGCAGCGGTTGCCGTTTCCATCAGCGGCCTTGAAATGCTGATGAACTCGGGCGGCGAGGCGATTCTCGATCTGCTCGAAGAGCGCATCAACAACGCGGTCGCGACGCTGACCAACAACATCGCGCTCGATTGCTATTCGGACGGCACGGCGGACGGCGGACGCCAGATCGGCGGCCTTCAGCTGCTCGTGGCTTCGAACCCGGCAACCGGCACGGTCGGCGGCATCGATCGCTCAACCACGGTCGGCAGCTTCTTCCGCAACAAGAAGTTCTCCGGAACGACTGACGGTGGCGCGGCTGTGTCGGCGACCAACATCACCGGCTACATGAACCAGCTGTATCTCAGCATCGTTCGCGGTGCGGATCAGCCGGACCTCATCGTCGCCGACAACAACTATTACAACTTCTACTGGCAGTCGCTGCAGGCGATCCAGCGCTTCGGCCCGGAAACGGAAACCGCGTCGGCTGGCTTCAATGCGCTCAAGTACAAGACCGCCGACGTTGTGTTCGACGGCGGCATCGGCGGCGGCGCACCGGCCAACAAGATGTATTTCCTCAACACCAACTACCTGTTCTTCCGTCCGCACCGGGATCGCAATTTCGTTCCCATCGGCGATGACCGGCAGTCGGTGAACCAGGATGCGATGGTGAAGCTCATCGGCTTCGCTGGAAACATGACCATGAACAACGCGTCCCTCCAGGGCGTGTTGATCGCTTAGGGAGATCGATCAATGGCTTACACAGTCGCAGACAGCGAACTCGGCTTCATCGATCTCTACGCGGTCGATACGGTCGGTCCCGGCGCTCTCGCGCTCGCTCAGGCCACTCCAACCTATGGCCGGTTCAACCGCACGGGCTATCAGCTCCGGGGTATCGATCCGGCACTGGGCGGTGGATGGTTCATGTTCGTCCAGTTCACCGGGACCGTCGCTGCGGGCGGTACTGTCGAGCTTTCGGCAGTCTCGGTTAACTCAGGTGCTCGTTACGATGCTTCGGCTCAGGCATGGGGCGGTACTGCCAACTCTGGCAAGCCGCTGGGCGTCGCGATGACTGCGGCCACGTCCGGCCAATGGGGCTGGGTGCAGGTCGAGGGTATCGCCGTGACGAATACCAGCGGCACCGTTGCGGCCGGCGACAAGCAGTATTGGCAGGCGTCTGGCGTCATTTCATCGACAGCGGTTGCTTCCAAGGCGGTGCTCGGCGCGGTGGCGGTTTCGGCCAACAACGCGACCTACGGTTCCGGCAACGGCGCTGTCACGCTCTCGGGTCAGAGCTTGGTGCTCCTATCCAGCCCGACTGCCCAAGGCCCGATCACCTGATCTGGTCCATGGGGATCAGGCCGCCGTTCTCCTCCTTCTGGCGGCGGCCTGGTCTCCCACACTTTAGAGGAGAGAGTGAATGAGCGACTTCAACGTGGACTACGATCAGCTGAAAAAGCGCAAGATCGAGAATGGCGATATCATCCCGATGGGGAGCGACGCCGAATATGTCGCCGAGTTCACGCTTGAGAAAGTGCCGAACTTCGACGGCACCGATTACACCGAGGTTCCCCATCTGAAGCTTCAGGCGCCGGGCAACACCCGCACCGTCTATCACCAGCCCGTGCGGCTCGACAGCGCGCCGGGCCGCCCGTCCGATCCCGAACGCTTCCCGCGCGAATGGGCCGCGTTCCATGCTGGCCAGACGAGCGAAAGCGGAACCTCGATTTATAGCTGGGACGGCGTTGCTCCGAGCGATGCACGCCGCTTCGAGCTGGCCGGGATCAAAACCGTCGAGCAGCTTGCGAGCGTCGCCGACGTGCATCTTGCCGGGCTCGGCATGGGCGCTCTGGCGCTTCGCGAGCGGGCTCGCTCGTTCCTTTCGGGGAACACGGTCGAGACCCAGCTTCGCGCGCAGATCGGAAAGCAGGACGAGCAGATCGCCAAGCTGACCGATATCGTCAACGGGCTTCTTGCCGAGCGTGAGCCGGTGAAGGGCCGTAAATCGAAGGAAAACGCCGATGGCTGATCCGGCCTATGCGATCAATCCGGCGTCGGGCATTATTACCGTCACGCCTTCGGACACGACCGTGCTGTCGAGCGTCCGTGCGCTGTATGTCGGCGGCGCGGGCGATGTAGCCGTGACGATGCAGGATGGTTCGACGGGCACCTTGCCGAACGCCACAGCTGGGTCGATCCTCCCGGTTCAGTGTATCAAAGTCATGGCGACGGGAACGACCGCGACGAACATTCGCGCGCTGACCTAGCGCGGGGACAGGGCGGATGATGAACGTCCTTCAGATCGCGCAGGCCGCTTACGGGGAGATCGGCCTTCCCCAGCCTTCTCAGATCGCTGGCGGCAATACGGCGGACGGGCCGCAAATCCTCGCGTTGCTCAATCGCGAAGGCAACGAGCTGGCCCGCGTCGATGGCGGATGGCCGGTGCTTCGCGGCGAGCAGTTGGTGACGCTGGTTCCGGGTCAGCAGGCGTATGATTTCCCGGCGGACATTCTCTATTACCGGCCAGCTACGGGGTGGGACCGCTCGACGCACTGGCGCCTGGCGGGTCCGATTTCAGACCGCGAATGGCAGGCGCTGCGCTCCGGCATCATCGTTGCTTCGCCGAGACTTCGCTTCCGGCTGTACGGCGGCCAGTTACAGATCGATCCGGTTCCTTCGAGTGCGGACACGCTAGCGTTTGAGTATATCAGCAAGAATTGGGCAGCATCGGCGGCGGGAACTCCGCAAGCGTCCTTCCTCGCCGACACGGACACGCCGTTGCTTCCCGACGATCTGTTCGTGCTCGGTCTCAAGTGGCGGCTGCTCGCGGCGCGGGGCTTCAATTACGCCGAGGAAAAGGACGCCTATGTGAAGGCGCGCGATGCGGCGCTTGCACAGCGGCAAATGTCGGACGCGCTCGATCTAGGGAGGCGGCTTCCGCGTGTCGGCGGCCTTGGTTTGCCGCAAATCCCTGAAGGCAATTTCCCAAGCTCATGATGCGCGCTCCCGTAGCGCGGCGCGGGGCCACGGTTCGCGACGCCTCTATCCCGGCTCCCATCGGCGGCCTGAACGCGCGCGACTCTATCGCGGACATGAAGCCCACGGACGCGCTGGTGCTCGACAATTTCGTGCCCGGAACTACGGATTGCACGCTGCGCGCCGGATGCCGGTCATGGGCGACAGGGCTTGGCGCGGCGGTGGAAACGCTGCTGCCTTATCGGTCAGGATCGATCAACAAGCTGTTCGGCGTTGCGGGCGGCAAGATTTTCGATTGCACAAACCAGGGCGCGGTCGGTGCTGCCGCAGTGACCGGATTGGGAAACAGCCGCTTCCAATATGTCAATTTCGGAACGCCGGGCGGACAGTTTCTGCTTGCCGTCAACGGTGCCGATCCGATGCAGCGCCACGATGGCACGGCATGGACGAACGCAACCGCCGCGCCGGCTGTAACCGGATTCGACACTTCCAAAGCGATCTCCATCAACTCATTCGGCCAGCGGATTTGGCTGGTCGAGAAGAACAGCTTTCGCGTCTGGTACCTGCCGCTGCAATCGATCGGTGGTGCCGCAACCGAACTGGATCTGTCGTCATTGTTCCGCTTGGGCGGATCGCTCGCGGGCATGATCACCTGGACGGTGCCTTCGACCCAATCGACGCAGCAGTTCGCGGTCTTTGTTTCGACCGAGGGCGAAGTCATCATTTACGAGGGCTACGATCCGGCCAACGCATCGACTTGGGCGCTTGCTGGACAGGCGCGCATCGGCAGGCCGATTGGCGGCCGCTTCTGGACTCGGTTTGGGTCCGACGTGGTGCTGATCAGCGTCGATGGGTTCGTGCCCTTGTCCAAGGTGCTGATGCTCGACCGCTCCAACAATGTGAGCGCGGTTTCGAACAAGATCGACAGCGCGGCCAGACTCGCGATTGCCGGAAATCCATCGACCTTCGGCTGGTGCGCGATGCTCTATCCCACGGGGAACAAGCTGTTCATCAACGTTCCGACCTCGGAGGATGCGACCTCGTATCAGTTCGTCATGAACACGATTACCGGCGCGTGGTGCCGCTACCTCGGCTGGAACGCCAATGTATTCGAGACCGTGCAGGACAGCCTTTATTTCGGCGGCAACGGGACCGTCTATCAGGCTGAATATGGCACCGACGATGACGGCTCCGCGATTGCCGGAACGATGATCCCGGCGTTCAGCTATTTCGGCGAGCGCGTCAGGAGAAAGCGGTTTGTGCAGGTGCGTCCGACGATCATCGGTCTCAGCGATGCCAACGTGCTGCTCGATCTCGTGACCGACCTCAACATTCCCGACGCGTCCCGCTCCCCGGCCTTGTCGGCGGCTTCCGGGTTGCCGCTGTGGGACGTGACCGCTTGGGATACGGCGCGCTGGTCGCCGTCGCGTTATGCGATCTCCAGGTGGCAGATGGTGAGCGGGATCGGGTTTGCCGCGACGGTTCGGATTCAGGTCAGCTGCAAGGGATTTCTGCCGAGCGTGGAGAACGTCGCTTATTGTTTCGAACCCGGCGGGATTTTGTGAAACTCGAAAAGATCGGGACCGACCGCTATTTTCTGATCGATGACCGCTTGCCTGACTGGATCGCCGCCCG